AGAAGCGTGGTGGCACTTATCGGAAAGCAACCAGTGGCGGAACGAAAAAAACCACGAAAACCCGCAAAACCAAAAAGTAAAGGCCGTGGTGGCCTTGGCAGATGGTTTGACGAGAAATGGGTCGATATAAAGACCGGAAAGCCTTGTGGGCGCTCTAAAGGCGAAGACAGGGCGTATCCAGCGTGCAGACCATCACGCAGGGTGTCAGATAAGACGCCAAAAACCACAAAAGAAATGAGCCCAGCAGAAAAAGCTCGTTTTAAAAAAGAAAAAACAGGGTCAAAGAAGATTTCTTATCAACATCGACGGCGCAAGGCGAAAAAGAAGAAGTCTTGAGATGGCTTGTGGGTTGTGAACGGTTAGAATCGGTCGTATAGACCCTTCCTATGTCTAATCATGGCCATCCTTCGCGGAGAGCAAGGTGCGGTCCAGTTTGATGCTGCTGGTTCTTCCAACGCAACCATCGTTGGCACTCGCAGCTGGACGCTGAACATCACCAAAGACACGTTGGACGTTACCGATCACGGTGACACCGCTCGTGCATTTGTTGGCAGCCTGGTTTCAGGTTCTGGCACTGTTGAGTTGGTTTACGACCCAGACGCAACTGGTCAAGCAGCGTTTATTGAAGATGTGCTGACCACTGCTGACACTGCAGACGCCACGTTTGAGCTGTTCACGACTGGTACTACTTCCGGTACTGACAGTGTGAGCTTTGCAGGCATTATCACCAGCATGGACATTGCTTCCACCGTTGGCGATTTGGTCGTTGCCACCTGCAACTTCATCACCAGCGGCGCCATCACCTCCAACCTTGAATAAGGGTTAGGACGATGGCAGAGCGCAAAAAGCGTAAGCGTGGTCCCAACCTTAGTGTTGGCCGTGGCGAAAAGCTGCCTGCTAGTAAAGGTGCTGGCCTGACCGCTAAGGGTCGGGCTAAGTACAACCGGGAAACGGGTTCTAATTTGAAACCGCCGGTTACAGGCAAGCCAAAGACAAAGGAAGAAGCTGCCCGTAAGCGTTCTTTCTGCGCTCGAAGTCGTAATTGGACAGGCGAACGGGGTAAAGCAGCTCGTCGTCGATGGGGCTGTTAGTAACTCAATTCTGAGGTGTCATGACTTACTCCGTTCCCGGTCTCGTTAGAACGCATCTTGTAAGCTCTTCCTACATGGGAAGTGTGGACAGTCCGTTCGTGAGGACACGGGCTGTGATCGACCAGATGAAGGGCTGGGAGATCATGAAGGCTGTTACAAACGGTACGGAGTATCTGCGTGATAACTGCGAAGCGTTTTTGCCTCTAGAGCCCCGTGAGGACTACAGCGCGTATTTAGCGCGGGTCAATCGCTCTGTTTTTACGCCTTACACGCAGCGTCTGCTTCGTGCAGCAGCTGGGTTAATCCTGCGAAAACCAATTAGCGTCCAAGGTGATCCCTATTGGACAGATGTTTTTAACAAAGACGTTGATGGTTGCGGGTCGGATCTAGATGAATACGCTCGACGACTCTTGATCTGTGCCCTGACGTATGGGCACTGTCACACGCTGGTTGATTTTCCTGCGCCTTCGGGGGCGAGAAGTCTTGCAGAGGAGCGTGCTCTTAATCGTCGGCCCTATTGGATTGAAGTGGATCCAACCAATGTCTACGGTTGGCGACTGGACCGCGAAACCAATTACGGAAACCTTACGCAAGTTCGGATTGGCGAAAAAGCGGTAGTCCCTGACGGTGAGTTTGGCGAAAAAGTTTATGACCAAGTCCGTGTCATTGAGCCAGGTCGTTATCGAGTCTTTAGGCAAGAAGAGCAGAAGAAAGAGATGCAAGGGAACTTCCCATATCCCTCTTCCTTCGATCAATCCGACGCTACAGCGGAGTATGAGCTGGTTGAATCTGGCGATTTCTCGCTTGGGCAGATTCCACTGGTAACGGTCTACGCAAATAAAACCGATACGTTGACCAGTAAGCCACCGCTACTGGACATTGCTCATCTCAATCTGGCCCACTATCAACGGCAAGCGGATCTTATCCACAGTCTCCACATCGCTTCGCAACCGATGCTCGTCCTTGAGGGTTGGGACGATCAGACGAAAGACATGGCTATCAGCGTTAATTACGCGATGGCGACCCAGCCGGGTAACAAGGTCTATTACGTGGAGCCTGCGGCAAGCGCGTTTGAGGCGCAATCGGCGGAAATTCAGGAGTTACAGCAGCAAATGGCGACACTCGGCATCAGCACGCTGAGCCAGCAGAAGTTTGTTGCCGAATCCGCCGACGCACGCCGTCTGGATCGGATTGACACCAACTCGATGTTGTCGATGGTGTCGATGGATCTGGAGTCTGGCTTGCAAAAGGCTTACAACATGGCTGCCGACTACTTAGGTCTTGAGCCACCTGAAGTGAAGATCAGCCGTGATTTTGACCTGCAGCGCCTGATTGGGCAGGACATTGCAGCGATGGCTCAGCTGTTTGAGGACAAGGTGATTGATCGCGAAGAGTTCCGCGACATGCTGGTTCAAGGCGAAATCCTGCCAACAGCAGCTGAGTCGCCAGATTCCGCACCAGAGTTACAGTAGGACTAAATCGCTTTTTACAGCATGGCCAAGTCTCTCGACAAGGTATTGCAAGCTGATGGTTCCTATAAGTGGGAGCTTGTTGATTCCTGGGATCCTGCTTCTGAAAAGAAAGCAGAAGCTCCTGCAAAACCTGCTGCTAAGGCAAAAGCAACCAGAAAAACAAAAGCTAGTAAGGTAGAAGAGTAAATTCTTTTCTACTAATGGAAGAGCAAGTCATCCAGGAAACGCCCGTGGCAACTCCTGCTGAGCAGCCCGTGGTTGCGAATGACAACAGTGTCACTATTGATGTTGCTGCTTACGAGCAGCAAATCCAAGCGGAAAAAGCCCGAGCTGAGGAGGCTGAGGGCAAATTTCAGCGCATCAAGGAAAAAATGAATGACCTTGATAAAAAGCTGGAAAAGAACGAAGCTGAACGGCGTAAAAGACTTGAAGATCAAGGTCAATGGAAAGACCTTTGGGAAGAGGCCAACAAAACGGCTCAAACCAAAGACCAACAGATTGCTGACCTAGAGCGACAGCTAGCGGATCTTCGTACTTCCAACGAGACCGCTGTAATGAAAACCTCTGCGTTGTCAGCCATCAGCCGAGCTGGTGCGATCAATGCTGAGCAGATGCTGCAGCTTGTTCAAAGCAATTTGAAAAAATCAGATGACGGCAGTGTCAAAGTTCTCAACGGCGGCGTCGAAGAAGACATCAATGTCTATCTCGGCAAGCTAAAAAATCCTGGCTCTGGTTATGAGCATCACTTCAAGCCAAGTGCTCAAGCAGGTATGGGTGCTAAGCCAACAACAGGAACTGCTGGCGCTGCAGGTATCGCTAATCCCTGGGCAGAAGGTAGTATTAACTTAACCAAGCAAATGGCCTTGGAAGTTACCGACCCTGACCTTGCAGCCGTGCTCAAGCGAGAGGCCGGTAAATAGTCCCCGTGGGACACCATATCAAGTCCGTGACTTGAACCCCGCAAACCTCAATCCCGAATAAGAAATGGCCGCTCCATTTCAGAATTATTCCGGCGGTGTCCTTCTGGCGGACATCGTAAAAAGGAATAATCTCAGCACCTATGTGGCTGAGGCAATCAAAGAACGTAGCCAGTTCATCAAATCTGGCGCTGTGGTGCGTAATGCACTGCTCGACGCCCGTGAAGGCGGCACCCGAATTCAGGTTCCTGAGTTCAACCCCGTTGCACCGACCGAAGAAATCTTCGACGGCACCGCAACTTGGGGCACCAGTGGCGCTGGTTACCTGACCCCTCAAAAGGTCGGCACCGGAACCCAGATTGCATCCATCGTTCACCGTGGTTTCGCCTACGCCGTGGATGACGTTGCAGTCCTGGCAGCTGGTGAAGATCCAATGCTTCACATCCGCAACCAGCTGGCTGACGCCATCAACAAGCTGAACAGCACCCGTTTGTTTGAGCAGCTGACTGGCTTGTTCCACACTGCTCTTAACGGCCACCGCCTTGAAAAGCAACTGGGTGGTTCCGGTTCTACCGCTGAAGCCAACTACCTGACTGGTTCAACTGTTGCAGAGGCTCGTTCTCTGCTGGGTGAGCGCGGTGAGGAGATGGATCTTCTGATCGTTCACCCCTCCGTCGCTTACTACCTGTATCAGGTGGGCCTGCTGACCTTCTCTACCTCTGCACTGGCTGCTTCTGGCGCAGTGACCTGGGGTGGTGGCGGTGTTGGCATCGGCGCTCGTGAAGTTGGTGAGTTTGCTGGTTGCCGCGTCATCGTTGACTCTCAGGTCAACATCAATGACCCGACCTCTACTGGCAACCGTCAAGAGTTCCGTTGCTACATGATGAAGTCCGGCACCATCCTTGAGGGTGTGCAGCAGGACCTTCGGATTGAAGCTGACCGCAACGTGCTGTCTAAGCAGGACGTGCTGTCTGTGGACTATCACTCCGCTTATCACGTGATGGGCACCAAGTGGTCTTCCGCTTCTGACAACCCCACCAACGCAAACCTGCGTACCGGTAGCAACTGGGCTGCCACCTACGACATCGACCTCATCCCCATGGTTGAGATCTTCGTCAACACTCCTCTGGATAACGGCCTCAAGTCCTAATCCTGACGAGACAAATGGCCCTAC